CTACTGGACACATCTTTCTCTTCACACCTACCTTGCCCCACCTAAGTACGAAACTGCCTAAAAAACGGCATTCTAGCTACAGGAGGCGCGGGCCACAGCCCGTGGCACTCGCTCAAGTAGACTACGGCGATCACATCTTTGATGGATCGCCGCATCTCCGACTTGTACCAGTCAGAGAATGGACACCCGTGGTTCCCCTGGCTGTCTTTGAGACAGACAAAGCCTTCGATCCAGTTGAAGCGCCAGTGGACCAATTAGGCCCGGTATTTTCCCACAACATACCGGTTGTCACTGGAAATGATCTGGATTCACTCTTGTCGGCATTTAACAAGAGGTGCAATTTCCATTCCGACCAAAGAGTCTCGTCACCGATTCGCAAACACAGTTTAGAATTAGCTTGTCTCGTCTTCCCAGGTGCTAGAAAATACGACTGGACCGATGACCTGTTTGAACCATGGGTCATGAAGTTCCACCCGGCAAAACAACGTCGTATGCGCCAAGCTCTGCTTAATCTAGCCGATGTCGATTACAAACGCCTCTCCACCCGTGATCTTATGGTGAAGAGTGAAGTGCTCCTCAAACGTAACGACAGTTCCTGGGCCCCTCGCATCATATACATTGGTTCTGACGAATTCAATGTCCTTACGGGCCCCTTGCTTAACCATTTTTGCAAGTTGCTTGCGACCGGTTTAGACGAGTTCTCGGACCCACATGTGGAATTCATTATGGCTTACGGCAAAGAAGATCATTTGATCGCTGATTTTCTCGCCGGAGACGACCCTTTCGACAGCAACTATGCCGAGGGCGACTTTAGCGCAAATGACAGGAGCCATGTGCAGGATGTACGGGAAATTTTTGCGTATTGGTTAACACAATCTGGTGCCCCGTCTTGGTTCGTCGCCCTTTACCTCAAATTAGCTGCCCGCATCCCTATCCGCAACCGTGCTTTCGGCCTGTTTAGTGAAATTCAGAACCAGCTGCCTACTGGCGGCACTGACACCACTGGCCGTAACACCGTTTGGAATATATGCCAATGGTATGCTTATTGCCGCAAGAGGAAAATAAGGGGGACGAAGTGTGCCGTCCTTGGCGATGATATTGCCGTTCGACTCGGGAGTTACGAAATTGAGATCTCAGACTGGATTCAGCATTGTTCTGAAGCCCAGATGATCCTCAAGGCCTCCCAGCGCCGTTTCTATTGCGACTTGACTTTCTTGTCGCGCTTTTTTGTCCCGTGTAATTCAGGATCCGTCATGGTCCCGTTGATTTGCAAGGCTTTGTGCCGTTTCAACGCTCGCGCCAATCGCAACCAAGACGTATCCGATGATGAATACATGGCTGGCAAATGCCTTAGTTACGCGTACGAGTTTCGGCACGTCCCTTTCATCGTCCAGTTCTTCATGATTCGATTCAATGACCTTAGCGTTGATGTTGACCGCATCCGGCTTCAAGATTTGACATGGTTTTCCCGCTCCAACGTTTCGTCTGTTGACGAAGTGTTGGATATTGTCAAACACGAGCCGCGCATTTTGTCAGAAGGATCCCTTCTCGAGGTTGTGATGGCCAAATATGACATGGGTATTCAGGACTTGGACGATCTGTGCCGTTCTATCATCTGTTCGGCGCAGAAGCTCATATTGGCAGATGAACGGTATTACCTCATGGCCCATGAGGTGGCGTGATCGTGACTGGACAACCATTCAGCTTGGTCCCCTTTAAGGACCCGGCGGGAGAGATGCTGGCGCTCATTGTTCATGGGA